TCATGGCTAGGTTTGGTGCGGCACAAAACATTGCAGACATTGGACAGGGTTCAGCATTCAGACAACAACAAGCTATGGCCGACACAGGACAAGCAGCGCGAGCACAAGTATCACAAGCGGTGGCCCAACGTGATGCAGATGTAGCACAACAACAGGCAGAAGAGAAAGCACGTTTGGAAGAACAACAACGTCAAGCAAAAGCTCTTGAACGTCAGGCTGCACTATCACTAGTAGGTGGTATTGGAGAAGCCGCAGTAGGAGCAGCAGGAGTCAAGGCTGAATATGGCATGGCACAAGAGCTGTATGGTAAACAGATTGCTGATCTGAAAGGTGCAGCCAAAGCAACAAGTCAAGGCGCACAGAACATGTTGGGTATAAAAGCAGTTGAAGGTGCAAGAAAACCTATACTGGGTACAGATGGTGTGACAGCAGTAGAAGGTATGCAAGTTCCATTTAATCCTTTGGGTAACATTACACCTGGTTCATATCTTACTGAGTTTGATATATTGGCTCAATACTTACGAGCAGCACAAGGAGGATTCTAATGTCTTTCGAAATAGCAAGGATGATTGTTCAGTCCTATCGACAGAGCAATGAAGAACGAATCAAAAGCTCTATGGAAATGGCCTATAGAGAAGCATTGCAAACGTATAAGTCAGAGGAAGCTGCGCGTGATGCAGCTCTTGAAGTATTAAAGTCTGATCAAAAGTTGTTAGATACAATGTTGAAGAACATTGAAAAGTCAAGACAACAGATGATTACACAAGACATGAAGACTGCAAAAGAGAATCATGCGCGAGAGTTTCGTAATAATAAACGACAAAGAAGCTATGAACACAAGTTACAGATTGAAAAAATAAAACGACAAGAAGCAGTTGCACAGCAACAGTATAGACAAGCTAGAGCAGATTTAGATGTGGCACAGACACAAGCACTTGTTAATGAAGACATTGATGAAAATGTTGGTAAAGCACGTGATTTTGCAAATAAGATTGTATTGTCTCATGATTTAGCTACGGATACTTTGGGAGGTGCTATAAGTTCTTTATCTACAATAATCCAAGAAGGTGGAACTACCAATCAAGTAGCAGATGTTTTACAACGTGAGTTGTTACCTAGTATGAATAAGTATATAGGTGAAGCAAGAAAAAGCGGAGAAGGTATTGGTTTTGGTCCTAGAAATCAAGGAGCAACAAAAGAAGAGTTAATGCCATTTCGGAAAGCTGACACTGCGCATTATATAATGCAACAACTTGAAGCTAATATGCCTTCAAGTGGACCAGCAGCACAAAAAGCACCAGAGCTTATTGAACTTGTAAGGCAATATATACATGGTGATATGCCTGAAAATAGTGCATTGGGTATTGAAGCTTCACAAGGTAGATTAGAAGAAGGAAGTGTAATAACTCCTAATCAAGTTACAGCAAAGTTTGAGGAACAAGCTGATCGTAAATACCAACAGCTATCTGGTGGTAAAGCTCCAAAGCAAAAGATTCGCAGACCCATCGCACCTGGCAGACTAGACAGGCCAGTCATGCCACCTGTTATGGAAGAGATGTTGCCTACACGTGATGCATCTGTAGGAAGAGAGTTACGTCAAGCAGCACAGCCAGTGTTTGAAGCATTGCGCAATGACTTTGAGATTACAGCAGAAGAACAAGAGAAGATTTCTCCAGAAGCAATCAATGCATACAATAAGTTGAAAGAGGTTGTGATTGACAATCCATTGGCTGTTACTCGCGAAGAACAAACATTGCTCGATGACTTGGCATTACAACGTCAGTACGACATACTACAACAAAAACGTAGAATCTCTACAATGAGTCCACAGCTAGCAAGTACAGAACGAATCAAGGCACGTGCAGGAGAACTTGCAGAGCCTGAGCAGAAGTTTGATGCCAGCCAGTTTTCTCCTGCGCAACAAAAGTATTTTGCTACAGAACGTAAGGCTTATGAGTTATCTGATAAGAGTGACAACGACATAAGAAACATTGGTGTACCTGAGAAGTTTGGATTGTCATTGTTTAATGAAACGTTTGATAAAAGTAGAAAGTCATATATAGATGGACAATCTTATGATACTGTATTGTCGACATTAGAGACACAGTTTGAGGGTAAACCGGAAGAACAGCTGAGAGCATTGGCGGCATACAACAGTAGAGCAATGGCATTGCAACGCGCATCCAATCCTTTGATTGTTGATGGACAAAAGAATCCAGATTATCTTGAGGCTTTAAAAGCACTGGGGAAATAACATGGCTGAAACACCTGTAGAAAGATTACGTAGAGAGTTGCGTGAGCTTGAAGATAAACGTTTGAGAAATGAGATTGGAGACGTAGAGTATTTTGCAGAACTAGATGTATTGCGCAAACGTTTACAAGAAGGTCAGCAAGCACAAGTGCAAGTACCGTATGAACCTGGAGCAAAAGAACGTGAGTATTATTTTGATGTGCAAGAAGCATTGGAAGGTACAGGACCAGCTCGTAAGTATGCAGAACGTTTTGAAAGAATGGGTATGTCTCCAGCAGAAGCGTTTGCTAAAGGTAAAGAGAAGTTTGCAACAGAAACACGTAAGGCTCGATATGGTACAGGAGAGTTTGTAGAACCATTACCTTCTACGTTTGCAGTAAGTGACATTGTTGATCCAGTAAAAGGATTAATAAAAGATCCAACTACAGGTGAAGTACGTAAAGCTACAACAGGTGAAATGGTTTCTTCTGCATTGTTTGAACGTCAACGTAAGCCTACACAGTTGACTACAGCAGAAGCAAGAGAGCAGTTTGAAACACAACGAGAAAAAGAAAAAGAAGCAACAAGAAGAAGATTTGAAAGTTTTGCAAAAAGTCGTGGTGCTCCCTTAACAGAAGAAATGATTGAAGAAGCAGTTCCTAAAGTTGAAGAACGTATGGATATACGTCAAGCACCAGAGAGTCCTGCTGTGATTGCTGAAACTCCGCTTGAGTATGGGTTGCGTTTGGTAAATACATTGTCTGCTGTAGCAGAACCAGCAGTAGGTATATTACAGGAAGCATATAGACGAGGCCCTATAAATAAAGCTATATCATATTTTGTAACAGGTGATACTGAAGCTCCCAAAGCAAAGACACGTAAAGGTGCAGGATTTAAAGAGACAGAAATAGAAGGTACAGCTGGTCAGATACTTACCAATATGCTGACTGGACAGGGAGTGTTTGATAGGACACAAGCACAGATGTTGCCACCAGATGAAAAGGCAAGTGGCATTGATTATTTTATGACACAAGGAACAGTACCTACAACGTATTTTATGTCATTGGCAGCTGAACTTCCTATACCTATTACACCATTTGGTATACCTGGTGTGGGTAAGGCATTAAAGTTTCCTGTTCGAGCATTGCAAAGTGCAGCAGCGCGTGCAGAGATTGACTTGGCATTGCGTAGTTCAAAGACAGGACAAACAGCACAAGACATACAAAAGCAAATAAAGTCTCAAGGTGGTACAGCAGACACACCTACATTGCGCAAGAAGGCCGGAGAAGTTGTAGGTGATCAGTATGCTACACATGAAACAGCGCGACAGTTAATAGAGACAAAAGGCCCACGTGAACTTGTTTTTAAAGAAGATTTTGCAAATCCAAATAATGCTTATGTAGAAGAGATTTTTAAAGGAGCATCTGAAGTAGAGATAAAAGATGTACAAAAAGTTGTTGAAAAGATGGAGGATGTTTTTTCTGGTGCTGCTGTAGGTGGCAAGAATGAAAAGATAGTTTTACGCAGGGTAAGACAAGTTGCATCAGACACAAGAGATAAAATCTTGACAGGAAAGAAACCTATACGTGATGCAGACATTATTGAACGTGCAGTAAATAAGTCTAAGATGGAAGACTTGAGTTTTTGGGATAGGGCACGTAGGCGTGGCATTCCTGAAGAACTTAAAAAGATTTTTGATGATGCATACGAAATACTTGAAAGGCAGAGATTCCAACAGTTGACTCCAGATGAAATAATAAAGCTGGGCCGTAACTATAATCTATTGGATGAACTAGGTATTTTTTCAGCAGATAAGATTATGGTGCAACCCAAGCATGTATATTCTGCTGTGCGCAATGCAGTGTCAGATGTGATGCGTGATAACTTTTTGAAGAACGTACCTGACGATATGATTTATGTGGGAGAAAATGTAGCGGTTCCATATAAGAAAGCCACCAACAAATCTTTGATGGACAAGTTTACTATACAAGTACAACCATATTTTGAGTCATCAAATGGAATACTTAAACCTTATGCTGCAACAAAAATACTACGATTGCAAAGTCAAAAAGGATTTCAACTTCCACCATCGTTACAACAAAAGGTATCAAGTTTAGCAGATGGAACAGAGGTAAAGTTATCTTCTCAAGAACTTCAGTATCTTGAAAAAACAATCAAAGAAGAGTTTGCATTAGATATACTGGATGGTGTACGTATAAAGACAGGTACATTGACAGGTCAGCTTGCAGAAGTACCTGAAGGTGCACTTCGACAAACATTAATAAAGTCAGGACAAGCACCAACAACATCTGTAATACAGGCCAAAAGCATAGCAAACTCGATAAGATTGTTATTGACAAAAGGTGGTGATTATAGCAGAGCCACAGGAAAGATAAGTCAGTGGTTGAAGTTATCTGATGATGTTCCTGCTCCGATGCGGCAGTTAAATACAAGTGTAATGCGTACCCATAATGCAGCTACAGACAAAGTAGCAGAAGCATTACAGCCACCACCTGGTGCAAATCCACAACAGCATTTTGATACTGTATGGAATCAATACCAGCAGTCAGCTATGGATATAAACTTACAGCGCATTGAAGGTAGTATACGAGCTGGAGAAGAACTAGCTATTGATCCAACTGCTAGGTTAGAGTTTGTTGGTGATATAGATTATAGCAAGCAGTATGCTCCTAGAATAGAATCATTGATGGAGACTCGTCAATCATTGGTAGATGATGCATTAGCCAAAGAATCTGAAAGATTGGTTAGCAACTTTGAAAGAAGATTGGATACAGCCAAACGTACATTATCTCAAAAACATCAAGAAGAGTTGCAGCGTATTGATAGAGATTACACTAGAGATTTATTGAGAACTAGATCAGATGTTCAAAGAGTAAGAGAACGACATGCTGAAAAGTATGTGGAAATGATGGACAACTTTGATAAGAAAGTAAAGGCAGCAGAAGACAGGTTATCAAAGACATATCAAGATGAGTTTAATAGTATACGCAAAGAATATGATAGAGAGGTTCTTGAAGCATCAATGCGTAAACGTGCAGCTCAAGATAAGATGGGTGATGTTAGAGTTAAACAGATGGATGACTTTGAAGATGCTGCTTCTACTGCACGTCAGAGATTGGCCCAACAACAAGATAATGAACTAGAGCGTATACATAAAGCATACAGCAGAAGATTTATAGAACTACGTAATAAACAAAGAACAGTAGTATCAGATTACAAAACAAAAGCTACACAAACAAAGAAACGATTTGGTCTTGCTCGTCAGATAAAAGCTCTTGATAAAGAATACAGAGAAGCCTATGATATGGTTTTGAACAATAAAGAAGTTGCAGAAGAACTATTGGAACAAAAGATTCGAGCAGACAGAAAACGTTTATATAATACTTTTGGAACTGAGGATACAACAGAGATTCAAAAACTTCAAGAAGTTATTGATAACGCCAACATAAAGTATACAGCACGTGTAAAGGAAAGCGTAAAAGAATATCAAGAAATGCGTAAGTTTCTTGATGAAGCTGTTGCTCCTGAACGTGAGGAAATGTTTACTTTAATGGAACGTATAGATGTAGATGATGATTATTTCCAACAGAAAGTAAAAGATTTATCAAGCCTAGAAGATAAGTATAAAAGCAAAACAGATATGACAATCAATGAGTATGAGCAGTCTCAGAAGTTGTTGAGTGAGGTAGCAAAAGCAGAACGTGATGCTTTGTATGATACAATAGCAAACCTTGAAGAAGGGCCACGATACCAAAAGTTAAAACAAACTACAGATACAAAGCTACAGAATCTGCAACAGCGTATTGATGAACAGGTTGCAAAGAAAGAAGCATTACAGGTTGCAAAAAGCGAGAAGGTTGCTACCAGCAGGAAGTTACTACAGTTGTCAGATCAGTATGGAAGAGACAATGTGATAGATTTTTTATCTAAAGAGTTGGGTAAATCTCCTGATGAGTTGAAGCCAGAAGATTTGTTTCAGCAAGTAGATTTTATTCAAGAGAATATGCAAGAAGCATCTCGTCAGATATACCAAGCTAAGACTTGGAGAAAGATGGTAAAAGATTTTTTTGTTGCTCCTCTAGGTGTTAAGGCATTAGATTCTCGATGGGTAGACAACATTGATGACTTGATTCGTGTAGATAAAACACAGCCTTATTGGGTAGAAGGAAACATCAAGCCATTGAATATGAATACCTACAAGGAAGTGATTGAACAGTTACGAGAGCTTGATCCTAGCTTGAAGAACTATGGATTGCAAACTGCATATATGAAAGATGAAGTATATGTGCTTCCTTTTATGAAGAATATGATTGAGACACAGCGCACAATGGACATGAAGGTAGAGATTGATAACTTTATTACAAAGTCTCCTGATATGTTTGTGAAGCTGGACCGTGCTGTTGATGGTACGTTGGGTTTAAAAGCTACAGAAGAACTTGCAGAACAGATTACCAAAGAACTACAAGTTACATTTTCTTTTGCCAAGAAGAAAGGATTGGCTGATGATGAAATGATAGACTTATTTACCCATAAAATCCGAGAAGCACTGTTTGATGGATGGGCCAAAGATATATGGAAGAACAGTGATAAAAAACTACAGTCAGCTTTTATTGAAAAGTATATGACAAAGATGATTGATGCTGGTACACCTATATTAAATGATATGGATGACTTTGTTGTAGACTTGTACAATAACAACATTTTGAAAAGCAATACGTTTGCAAAGTTAGAGGAAGAATCACGTAAAGTATTAAACAAAATCTCTACTAAGTTTGCAGCAGAAGGAATGACAAAAGAACAAGGCAAAGTGTTTGATATGTTGGAAAAGACTTTGTTGGCAGAAGAAGGTTTGCTTACTTCTATGCGTTCACAGTATCTGAATAATCTTACATTGCGCAGTGATGGTGTGATGGATGGATTGTTTACACAACAGATAGAAAGTATCAATGATTACTTTGGTAGATACGGATTGAACAATGAAACAATGGTGGAGAACATAAGGGGTATGGCTCCCAGATTAAAGTACTTGGGAGCAAGAAACATTGGTGTAATCTTTGGAGATATGCATCAAGTATCAATAGAAAAACTATTGGAGATTGCAGACAACAACAATACCAAGCGTTTTATTTCTGAGTTGGAAAAACGTTTTGCTACAGCCAAGAATCCACAGGCATCATATTTAAAATACTACTTAGGTGATGGTGCAAACGTTATGAGACGTTGGGCTATTGCTCGAATGTTGGGTGGTGTAGCGGAACCGAGCACAAGGTTTTTTGGTATGAACCGGATGACAGCTCCATATTTATTTTTTGCGGCATTGGGTTCAGGTACGATGAAGGCAAGTACAGCAGCCAAGTTTACAACTTTAGCAGGAACAATGGGTGTTCTTCCTGTAATCACAGCAGCAGTGCGCAAGCTAGGGAACAAATCTTTTATAGGTTTTGTAGATAGTAATAAGGTAATGTTGGCTCCTGCTGATGAAGTGTTTATTCGACAATCGGATGGTGCAATACGAGACATTACAGCAGGTGAACTTCGTGAAGCAATGTTGAATGAAGGTGTGTTGTATTCACGTGCAGATGCTGACTTCCTTGATACACAGTTTAATCGTATACTGATCGATGCAGGTATTACTGTAGATGGATTGGCACGTTATCATGGTCATCCATTAAAGCTGGCACGTAAGGTATACGACAACTTATCTCCATCTGGCAAAAACTTGTGGGCTGAGTTTGCTAAGTTGCAGGATACAGAAATGCGTAGATATGTATTTATGCAAGCTTTGAAAGATGGAGAGAGCATACCACAGGCAGCAGAAAAAGCTAGACGTTCCATGTTGGACTACGGTTCATTATCTGATGCTGAAAAAGTATATATATCAAGAGCAATATATTTTTATAGTTTTATGCGTACGATGGGTGCAGAAACAGTCAATGCCTTTTATCGAGGTGTGATGGGCGATAACTTTAATCCAGCTATAGGATTAATGAGAGCGCAAAGCAGATTGAATAGAGATACAGAAGAACGCACAATGCAAATGCAACAGCAGTCACGTATCTATAATATGTTTACAGGAAGCACAGAGGGTATGGATTATTACAACGGTGGCCCTGTGAATCCTTCTATTTCCATGTTTGATTTAATGTCACGTGCTACATTACTGACAACAGGAGGTATTGCAGCAATGACTAGTGAACAAAAAGAGTTTGAAATGTCATTGTTGGATGCGTTTGGTGCAGCTCTCACAGCAGCAGGTACAGGTGCAGGTGAAACGTATGTACGTGGCAACCCCTTTTTAAATATACTTTTTGAAGGTATGAGAGCAAACATGGAGAGTAGACCTATACCATTCCCATCTGAGCTACAATACCAAGCAGAAGAAAATGGTAATATGTTGGAAGTTATCCAGCTTTATGGATTGGAACGTAGAGAACCTACACCTGGTAGACCATTGACACGTTTTCCAGTACGAGACAAAACAACAGGCGAAGTAATCTATCCAGCAGGAACATATTTTGATTTTCCCAAAACACAAAAAGGAATAATGCAGGGATATAATCTTTATCTATGGCATAGACTTTTAGGATTGACAGCGTTTGCAGAAGTAGCATCACGTTCAGGTGTAGCTCCTGCTGCAATCACACGTTTTCAAAAGGATACATTGAGAGCAAGTATGGCATCAGCTAGAGATCCTCGTATGGAAGGAAGAGAAGGTGAAGTGCGCATACCAATGGAGTCTATGTATTTAAAAGGTTTGAATCAACAAGAACTTGATATGCGTTCAGATTTAGTTTATGCATTATATATGTTGGGATTGGCTACACCAGTAAAAGCAACAAAGCGCAATGTGGTAATGGAAAGATTATTGAAGAATGCATTGAATGAGATTAAACGAACAGATAAGCCATTAAAAGAAAAGAGATAGATATGGAACACTACAGGCTATTAGAGAGGTATGACGAGGAAGTAGGTACGAGCTTTGTAGGGTTTGACTTGCTTCCTACACAACGAGGATACCGTTCATATCCTACATTGACAGGTACGTTGTCTGCGTTGTGGATATACGGTGATAGCTTGAGTGGGGCCAATAGTTTGACAGTGCGTGTAACTGAGGATGCAGATGGTGACAAGTGTATTATTGGAGACACACAGGTAGGATTGTCTACCGGAATCACAACCAGCACATTGACCAGTAGTGTAATCAAGATTGAGATTGACGTAGCTGACACATGGCCTACGAAGGTATGGGTGAAGACAGATACAGGAACAGTCAACGTACGTGAAGTCAAGATTACTTGGAGAGTGTAATGACAATCCCAAGTAACGTAGACGCGTTTGGAAATACGTCTGGAGCTTTTGGTACAGGAAGCAAAGAGGATGATGTCAGTACACAAATCAATGGTGTTACACAGACATTCGTGACTACTCAAGCGTTTAATACAGACAGTTTGGTGATATATTACAATGGAGTGAGACAGAGAACAGGGGTGGAAATCACTGTAGTCGATGCTCGAACATTCACAACTTCATTCGTTCCCGAACTAGGGACTGTCCTTGTGGCAGTATACCAGCCTTTATAGGAGACTAACATGGCTATTCAACTCGTAAGAAATCAGCTCGTTGATTCGATTATTAACGTAGACAAACTACTTGACGGTGCAGTATCGTACGCGAAGATCAACTCTTCCGACATTGAGACTACACTTGTTGGTGGCTCAAGCAAACTTGCTTCTGCTGCTGCTATTAAAACTTATGTCGATGCACAAGTACCTGACAGCTTTTCAGGGGGTAATGGTATTGACATTGATACATCTGGAGATCCCGATGTAATCTCAGTTGATCTTGCTACCAATCCTGGTCTTCAGTTTACCAGTGCAAAACTTGATCTTAAACTTAAAGTAGAATCTGGTGGTAGTCTTACCAAAGATGCAGATGGTCTTTACATTGCTGACAGTGCAATCTCAAATGCCAAACTTGCAAACTCTACTATTTCTGGTGTTGCGCTTGGTTCTAACCTTAATAACTTGAGTGCAGGAAACGGACTCAGCATGACAGCATACAATGGTTCTGCTGCTGTATCCGACCTTACTATTGATCTTGATGGTGCTACTCTTGCAGTAGGAGCATCTGGTATTAAGGTATCTGACGGTGGAATCGACACATTACAAATATCTGATGCAGCTGTAACTCCTGCAAAAGTTAGCTTTGTTCCACAACTTGATCCTCTTACAATCCAAGCAGCAACAGTTGCTTATGATCTTACAGAAGAAGTTCCTGATGTATTTCTTGCAGGTGTAATGGTATTTCGTAATGGTCTTCTTATCGAGCAAGTTCAAGGAACACCATCTGGAGTTGATCAGTACAGCGTTGCTACATCCGGTGGAACCACAACTGTTACTTTTGGTGCACAGCCTTCTACTTCTGACAACTACGTTGTACGTTACTGGGCGTAGTATTTTGTAAGTCCTTCCCCATTATAATGGGGAAGGCATTTTTTTTTATGGAGTAATCATGGACAAAGAGAAACTGATTAGTCTTATATTGGGGCAAGGTGGCGCAACAGTATTGGCATGTGTTGCGCTTTGGTATATTTCACAGTTGTATGTTGATCAGATTTCGACTATGATGGAAAGGTGCGATAGTGATAGAATCATGTATCAAGAGCACATGGAAAAGTTATCATCGAAGTTAGATGACATATCAAAAGATGTGAGAGTAATAAAGGATGCCCAAACAAATCAATAAAAAAGCTATGAGTTGTAACTCTCCTCGAGCATTGCGCAAGGGAGAAGCAGGTTATGGTAAGAAGAAGAAGGTAGTATTGGGGTGCAAATCCGGCAGACAAAAGCTCATTAAGTATGGAGCAAAGGGATACGAGCACAACTATTCTGATTCTGCAAAATCATCATTTCGCGCACGACACAAATGTTCAGAAAAAAAAGATCCTACGACAGCAGGTTACTGGGCTTGTAAAGATCTTTGGCCTGGTGGAAAGAAAACAAAAAGACCTGGTGCAAAGAAGAAGACAAGGAGATAAGATGGGTTGTGGGTGCAAAAATAATATGTCTAACAAATATGGAGGGACTATGTACGGAAAGAATAAAGGCGCAAAGTCTAGCAAGAAAGCGTATGCGACAATCAAGGTACGCAAAGGTGGAATGAAGAAGCCAGCTGCAAAAGGTTTTCGTGGCTACAGCTATCGAGAATACTAATGCCAAAGATTGAAATAACTCCTGCATCATGGGTGCAGATTTTTGCTTTGATTGGTAAGCTCGTAAACTATGCACAAGGTGGCTTTACTCAAACAGAGAAGGAAGAACTTGTAAAGGATCTTCTTGAAGTGTTGGGTGTATTGGCTGCTGACATTGGCGAGGACTTTGATGCCGAGAGGTAAACGCGCTATACGTAGAATCATACTCCATCATAGTGCCAGTCCACCATCCACAACGGTAGAAGACATTGACCGTTGGCATAAGGAACGTGGCTGGCGTGGTATTGGGTATCACTTTGTATGTCTTGAAGACGGTACGATTGCTACTGGAAGACATATCAATAAACGTGGTGCGCATACCAAAGGTGAGAACTACGATAGCATTGGCATCTGTGTAACTGGTAACTTTCAAGACTATCATTGCCCCAAACCTAGGTTTGATAAGTTGATGGCTTTTATTGGTGAGCTTATTGAAGAGCACAACTTGTCTTGGGACCATGTGTTTTATCACAAACAGTTTGCGAACACGTTATGTTGTGGTCATTTTCTTATTGAGCAGTTGAAGCAACACATGAAGGGAAGACGTGGTCAATGCTGAAGAAGTTTTTAAAGAATCATCTTGCACATGGCGAGCTGAAGAAGGTTGCTATACGTGCAGGTATCCACCAGAACAGTGTGTATGCGTGGGTAAAAGGGCGCAATCAACCATCGGTTGTGTCCTTGATATGGTTCTTCCGTGCTTTGTCTGAAATAAAAGACAAGGATTATATACTCTTATGGATAGAGTATTTGTTTACTTTGGAGGGTAGTAAGGATGCCAGTAAAGAAGTACAAGAGTGGTTACAAAGTGTCAGGTACAAAGACCAAGAAACCAATGACCAAGAAGAAAGCGATTAAACAACAGAAAGCAATCTACGCTAGGAAGAAAAGTGGCAAAAGATAGCTGTTACAAAAAGATTAAAAGCTCTTACAAGAAGTTCCCCAGCGCACGTGCAAGTCAGGCTATAGCCAAGTGTCGCAAAGATAAAGGACAGGTACGTAAGACAAGCAAGGGCAGCTCATTAAAGCGATGGGAGAAGGAGAAGTGGAAGGATACCAAGACAGGTAAACCTTGTGGTGCTGGTGGCAAGACAGAATACTGCCGGCCTACTAAAAAGGTATCTAGTAAAACTCCAAAG